TTTGGTGGTGATAAGACATCTACTGCAGGTGACTTCACAATCATTTTCCCAGCATTTGACGCATCTAACGCTATTATCCGTATAGCTTAATTAAGTTATGCCCTCATCTATTGAGTATGTTGGATGGGGTAGTGGTCCCTGGTCGCGAGGCGCCTGGGGGCTTGATGTATTAGAAGTATCAGTTGACGGCGTAGCTGCGTCAGGTTCTGTTGGTTCTGTAACCGTAACAGCAGGGTCGTCAATAGCAGTTACTGGGTTAAGTGCAAACGTTACTGCAGGGGTTTTAGCGGTTAATGCAAAAGCTAATGTAATAGTAACAGGAGAATCTGCGCTTAGCGTACTTGAAACCGGCGTAGCGGTTGATGCCGACTCTAATCACGGTGTAGTTGGTGAAGCTGCTACTGCCCTTATAGGTCAAATTTCTTTAGTAACCAACAATACGATTAACGTAACTGGGTTTGGAATAACGGCTTCTTTAGGTAGTGTAGATGCGAATGCTAAAGCTAATGCCGTTGTAACTGGGTTAAATGCTTCTGTATCTCTTGGTTCTGTAAACGTCACAGGTTTAGCAAATATTGTACCTACTGGGGTTCAAGGAAATACCGAAGTAGGCACTGTAGATGCAAGGTCTGTTAATAAGATATTTGTTACTGGCGTAGAAGGTACAGGACAACTTGGCGAAGAAAGTGTAGCCGCCGGCGCAAACGCCTTTACAACTACTGTATTTGCATCTGGGTCTATAGGTACTGTTTTTGTTGCGGCTGGCGCAGCTGTTAACGTAACGGGCGTAGTCGGAAATACGGGGTTAGGGGAAGCAGAAGTAGATGCCGATGCTAGTGCAGTAGTTACGGGAGTGTTAGGCACAGTTTCTGTAGGTAGTGTTGCTATAAACGGCAATGCTAGTGTAATATTAACGGGTGTAAGTGCTAACGGTTATGTAAATTATCCGTTAGTATGGGGTTTAATAGATACTTCACAAACACCTAACTGGGTGCCGATAGCGGCTTAGGAGTAATAAATGGCAAGTACATATTCATCATTAAAAATTCAACTCATGGGCACGGGTGAGAACTCTGGTACATGGGGTAACGTTACAAACGTAAACTTAGGCACTGCCTTAGAAGAAGCTATTGTTGGTTCAGCCGACGTAACTTTTTCTAGTGGTACTGTAACTTTAACGCTTACAGATTCAAACGCTAGCCAAACAGCGCGTAATCTACGTTTAAACCTAACAGGTACTTCAGGCGGTGCACAGAACTTAATCGTGCCAGCTATCGAGAAGGTATATATCGTAAACAACGGCTGCGCTGATGCAATCACAGTTAAAAACTCATCTGGTACAGGTATCGCCGTCCCAGCGGGTAAAACAATGTATTTATATAACAACGGCACAAACGTTGTAGATGCTATTACACATTTAAGTTCTTTAACACTAACGACGCCTCTTGCCGGGTCTCAGATTAGCATTAACGGAACTACTACAGAAACTTCTTTTCAAAGCACAGATGAGCTATTAGTTTATGACGTGTCTGCCGGGGTCAACAAAAAAGGCACTATTGCTAACGTAGCTTTATTAGGACCTACTGGTCCTACTGGCCCCACTGGCCCTACTGGTGGTCCTGGCCCTACCGGCCCTAACGGTTCTCCTGGCCCTACTGGCCCTACCGGCCCTAATGGTTCTCCTGGCCCTACTGGCCCTACTGGTCCTACTGGTCCTGCCGGCCCTACTAATACTGGTTACGACCAAATTGGTACTTACGCTATAATAAACTCATGTGCTCCTGCACAAGGTAGTATATCACCATCTGTAGGTGGAACTAATTCTGCTTCTCAACTTAGAATTGGGAATGCATTTATAACTCAAGACCCAAATAATGGTGTTGTCTATAACGGTACTCTTAGCACCCCTTCAGGAACATGGCGGTATCTTGGTCAAGGTCTTAATAGCGCTTTGTATGTTCGCATATCGTAAAAGGAAAAATTATGTTTACTATTGAATATGTTAAAGATTTAAAGTGGTGTGATGCTGAACACACGATGTTTGACTGTATTGTTAAATATGCTGAGTTTAATGAAGAACACCCATCAAGTATTAATAGCACAGACCCTTATGCACACATCAACGAGATTTGGACTAAAGGTATTGCGGGTGAATATGGTGTAATTGCTGAGTATGTGCCACCACTAACTCCTGAACCAATAACTGAATAATGCAAATAAACTTAACTCCTGAATATGTAAGAATTGATAATGTTTGTTCACAAGAACAATTGCAAGCATGTTTACAAGAGTTCAAATTCCTACTACCAGCATTTAAAGAAGCCGAACATACGGGCGTAAAAAAACCGGAACACTCAAATGTTGATATTAAAGAATATAAAAAAAATAAAGCTGTATTTTTAAACGAGATATACCATCAAAACTTTGCGGAATATTCTCCAAATATAGCTGTATTAACTAAAACAGTAAAAGAATTAAAAGATACAGATTTTACAGCTTGCAGCGCGATGAATTATTTAAAACCAATTGGTGTTGGTTTTTCGGTGCATTTAGGAGCATTTAAAAACGGCGGATACTATAAACCGCATCGAGATAGTTCTACTATTACTGTTTTGTTTTGGGTGTCTGAAGAAAATTTTAACGGTGGCGATTTAATATTTACTGATTTTAATCACACGGTACCTTTTAAAAACAATACAATAATAGCGTTTCCATCGCACTATATACACGAAATTACCCCTGTTGTACATAGTAACGAAGAATATGTTCGATTTTGTGCAACTGCTTTTGTAAATGTTGGGGCATAAAAATGTACCCTGGCTCAACCCCTGAGTTTCGTATACTTGTAAAGCAAGATGGCGCACAAGAGTTACAAGTTAGATACATTAACATTACACAGAGATACATGGGTAAATGGCAAGCAATTCCTATTATAAAAGAAGAAATAACTGAGGACACTAAATGAACCACAAACCTATTTGGTTTTTAGGCGTTATACCTGAAGAGCTTTGTAACAAGGCTGTGAAAGAGTTTATGCTTGTGCCAGCCAAAGCTGCCTCAATGGGTGAAGATGGTTCACATTCAGACAATTCACATCGCAACACTACAGTGCGTTTTATATCTCCTAGCCATTGGTTGACTGGCGACTTACGTGGTTTTGGTGAAGGCGCAAATAAAGAATGTGGGTGGGACTACACCATATCAGGTAACGAGAATATCCAGTTTGCCGAGTATGCGATTGGTCAACACTATGGTTGGCATGTAGATAATTTCCCATTGGGCTATCAAAAAGTAGACCGTAAAGTCACTGTAGTAACACTACTTTCAGACCCAGCTGATTATGAAGGCGGCGATTTGTTTGTGCGTTTATATCAAGACTACAAACCAGAACTTAAAAAAGGTTCTGTAATTGCGTTTCCGTCAATACTAGAACACATGGTTACTCCTGTTACAAAGGGTGTACGCTATTCAGCAACTATGTGGATTAATGGCCCGTGTTTTAGATAAGGATTTAAGATGATTCAACAAAACGACGCAGTTAAACTAGAAGACGGCACCATTCTTGCTAAACACAAGGTAGAAATTCTTTGCCCTAACTGTAGTCGTGATGTTGACGAAACCGAACTGGCAGTTCAGAAATGCAACGATTGTGGGTATGACCTTTCTACACCTAAACAAAACGTAGCTATTAACGTAACATCAAAGCCAATTGGCACTAAAGTCTGGGGGCAATAACATGCTTAAACTTTTATTTGAAGTAATTATTAATAAGTTCAAACCAATTGAACCTGTTGTGGCGCAACAAAAAGAAGAAGTGACCGAAACCAAGAAACCGGTGGCTAGAAAAACTGCTGTTAAAAAGCCAACTGCTAAGAAAGTCGCGGTTAAAAAACCAACTAAAAAGGCTAGTTAATATGACAAACGAAACATACCCTGGTTGCGTAGTGGTGGGTGGCTAACATGGCAGAAGAAACTAAAGAATCCGCAAAAGGTGCGTTCATTAAGAAGTTGCTGTTTGCACTTCTTCCTTTGTTAATTGGTAGCACGGGATACCTCATATCGGCATTAGGAAAAATACAACATGACGTAACTATTCTCAATAGCAAGGTTTCATTAGTAGTTACTAGCGACAATAAGCAGGCATCTAATACAGGTGCTGAGTTAGCTCGTGAAAAACTACGCCAAGACCTAGTTGTTGAAATTCAAAAGAACCGTGATTCTATTGCTGAAAACAGATTACACATTGCCATCTTAGAAGAAAAGATTGGTGTTTCTAAGAAAATTAAACCACTTAAATCAGGTGCAGTAGGAGATTAATATGTTGCCAGTAGCCGCGTTAATTGATGTTGGCATGAAGGTGTTAGATAAGTTTATCCCTGACCCTGAAGCCAAAGCTAAAGCCCAAGCCGAGTTGCTTAAAATGCAGCAAGAAGGCCGTTTGGCTGAACTTAATGCTGACAATATCGAAAACCAAGAACTGACCAAGCGCCATGAAGCTGATATGGCTAGTGATAGCTGGCTGTCTAAAAACATCAGACCTGGGACGCTTATTTTTATTTTGATTGTGTATACAGTGTTTGCAATGATGTCAGCTTATGGCTATAACGCCAACGAGTCCTATGTGACTCTACTTGGTCAATGGGGCATGCTGATTATGTCTTTTTACTTTGGCGGCCGTACTCTTGAGAAAATCATGGATATGAAAGCTAAGAATGAATCTAAGTCCTAACTTTACGCTTGAAGAACTAACTGCCAGCGAGACCGCCGCACGTAACGGATTAGATAATACCCCCGGTCCTATTGCTTATCAGAACTTAGTGCGTTTAGCTAACTTCTTAGAGCAGGTTAAAAAAGTGCTTGGCGGTAAACCAATTATGATTAACTCAGCTTATCGTGGCCCAGAAGTTAATAAGCACGTAGGTGGGTCTAAAAACAGTCAGCACATGGTTGGTTGCGCCGCCGACATCAGAGTGCCAGGTATGAGCCCAAATGAGGTATGCAAAGCCATCGTTGCTTCAGAATTACAGTACGACCAATTAATCCGTGAGTTTGATTCTTGGACGCATATAAGCATTCCTAACGAAGAAGGCTCGACACCAAGAGGACAAACGCTTATCATAGACCGTGCGGGCACACGCCCATTCGTTTAAGGTAAATTATGCCATTCCAAAAGCTACAATTTAAGCCTGGGGTCAATAGAGACCAGACTAACTACACAAACGAGGGTGGTTGGAATGAGTGCGATAAAATTCGTTTCCGTTCAGGTTTTCCTGAAAAAATTGGTGGTTGGCTTAAAGCCACTACATC